AAATAAGATCCTGATCAACAACGAGTTTGGTAGTGATACCATAACTCTACAGCATCATTCGGGTGCAACTATCATGATAGATTCTGACGGATCCATTCACATGGTATCATCCGGCAAAAGGGGCGTGGGAATGATTGCGCCAAAAGGTGATGCCACTGTATTTGCCAGGAACCATCTCATCCTGAAAGCCGACGGCAGGATAACCATTGAGACAGATGGTGATCTGGATTTCAATGTGGGCGGCAATCTGGGATTCCATGTGAATGGAGATATGATCACAAATGTTCGTGGCTCTTCAGAAGAATCTATCGAAGGGAGCAAGGTGTTCGAAGTGGCAAAAGACATGAGCACCATGATTGCAGGCGACAACAGGATCACGTCTGCGGGTAAGACCAAGATACAAGCATCGCAGAGCATCGATATGGATGCCGGCAAGGATATCTTCGTCCGGAGCGATGCTGCTATCTCGATGCAGGCACAGACAGAATTCACAGCCCTATCTTTGACTGACATGAACCTAGGGACCAAGACAACATTCACAGCGCTTGCTACAGGTGACATGAACCTGGGTTCAAAGGCAAACATGATTGCCAAGTCAGCAGGCAATATGAGCACAGAATCAGGAGGCACGCTGGACATAAAAGCAGCTAGCACGACCAAGATATCATCTGCTGGTGCCGCATCTATCCATTCTGCTTCTACTGTAGATGTATTGGGCAGCGGCAAGATACAGATCAAAGGATCTGCCACTGACGTCCAGGTAGGAGGGTCGCCCAGTGTTTCAGCGCCATCTGAGCCGGCGGATCCTGCCGAAGCATCATTGGCTCAGTATGCTCCAGCAGAGACAATCATCGATAACATAACAACTCTGAGAACCGCTCCTGATTTTCCCATGAATGCCAAGAAGATGTCCAAGGAAGAATTTTCTCTTTACAAGAATGAAGGCGGAAATCCCAATCCTGTTGCTGAAGGTGCTGCTGCAGGAAATTCTGGAGCTGGCATGGTCCCATCAATAGTTGATACAGGTGAAACTATGGGTCCTGTTGCTGAAGGAGCCTACGATAGACCTGACGGATCAGTAACTAGCACAGGAATTGCACAACAAAATCCCATGCCCATGCCCACTTCGGTATACAATTCTAGCGAGAAGATATCCAGACATGTTACTGTAGGAATGGTAAAGAATTTGAGATACGCTCCTGCATCTCGGCACCAAGCAATCCTTACTGAAGCTATGAACATCGCCTGGAACATATTAGATCCATTGTTTGATAAGTTTGGATCCAGGATACAGATCACCAGCTGGTTTAGATTGAGCAAAGCCACATCCAAACATACTACTGGAGGTGCTGTTGATCTGAGATGTTCGAACAAAGATGATACTACAACTACTGCTGCTATAGCAGCTTATGTAAGAGACAATCTTCCCTTTAGCAGGATATATCTAGAAAAGAATGATTCACCCGGGATACACGTACATCTTGAATCTGCTAAACCTGGCCAGCAAGGCGGCGGTCTTGTCCTGACATGTGCTGATCCTGCTTGCAATAATTCAATACCAGGATTATCGCATTCGTATGTGGTCGCTGCTTTAAAAGGAAGAGGAAATGCCTGATATTATTTTCACACAAGATATATCTTCTGGCAATTTAGATCTTGCTGCTAGTCAAGCCAGAGCCATAGCATACACACAATCGCTTGCTGATTCTGCTGGACAGGCAGCCACGGGAACTTTTAAATTACCAGATACCAGCACGTTTACTTACACTGCATATCCTGCTTCTGCACCTGTACAACCTGCACCGGCTCCGGGTGCTTCTGGTGGCAGCAATCAAATTTTAAACTCTACTACTCTATCGGCTATACAAAAAGGCAATTTTCAACAACCGGGATTCTATGGCAACCAAGAATTAAAAGAATCAAACAATACATTTAATAATGCTATACAGATAGGGGCGCAGCTCTTGGGAATAGCAGCTGCATTAAAATTTGCTAAACCCCCGCCTGTCAATTATGTCCGTACTCCTCAAAATTATATCCTGACTGATTTTGAAAAGGCAGCAATCTATAATAAATCTGTTGAGCTCGCATCTTTCGGTGTGGTTCCTCAAGATACTTTAGAAAATTTCTTTTACGTGCTTGCTGCAAATGAGAACCAGAACGATCTTGAATATATCGCAAATGTCATAGGTATCCCGGATCTGGGACAACCTCGATATATCAGAAACATCAGAGACATCACTCAGATACAGGATATCTATAAGGTGGGATATCTTGCAAATGGTATTGCATCTATCAATCAGAGATATGCACCTCAGTATACAAATATAGAACAGTATGGGGATTATACACAGAGCAGTGGCGGCGATATCTTATCGGCGGCAGCTCTCGGAGTATCGTTGGGTGTGATAGGCCCGGCTATTATCGAAACAGCTGGCATATTCAATGCACATTCAGGCATCCTCAAGAATGCTCCTGCATTATCGACTGCTGCAATCAACCAATCTATCGACCTGTATTCGGGATTATCCAGCGGCGCTTCATTGGCACCCAGTACGATCGGTGCTATATTAAATCCCACAGCCACCATACAATCACAAGCCACATCGATAGCAGCTTCAGCAATCACCAGCCTGTTGGGAGCCACTCCGCTGGGAGGTGTATTGAGTTCTCTGGGACCTCTGGGCGGCATTGCGATGGGAGTCCTATTACAACAAGTCGGTGGCAATGCAGTAGGTAGCTTCATGTCTGAGGTATTGACAGGACAAAGAATCGCATCATCAATGCTGGCAAACAATCCTATGCTGACTCCGCCATCTATGGCAGGCAAGAGTTTCTTCGGAGAGGCTCCGATATCGCTCCCTGCAGTCGATCAGGTGTTCTGCAGGAAGATAGGAGCATTTGGAACTCCTACTGGCGGAACAGGTGTGGTAAGTTTCGGGATGCAGAATTTTGCTTCCATGGGCGGAGCTTTATCTATCGCATCTGTGGTATCCAACCTAGTGACAGGATCATCTGCCATCCCATCACCTGCTACTTTTTATGGTCAGCAGGTGGCAACGATGACATCCAATCTCTGCAGCAACATGAATGTGCCTGTAACATCCCTGATCGAGATGAGAAGATCGGATAATGCCATACCTCTGATGCTGGGGATGAGTGCGGTCATGGTCGAAGAAAACTTCTCTCCTTTCGGATCCAGACCCATGACACAGGGCTGGGCGCTTGCTTCTTCTACTGCCAATGACATCCAAAAATACAACCCGCAGTATCTGAATGCTTGTCGGACATCATTATAAATATAGGATGGCAAGCACAGTATTCTATTCAGATATACCCACCAATTTTGATATCCATCCCGTAAAAGAGGATCTGGTATTGATCACCAATGAGGTTGCAGTAAAGAGATCTATCAGAAATCTTCTATTGACGGATCCTTATGAGAGGTTCTTTAATCCAGGACTGGGTTCAGGTATACGCCAGACCCTATTCGAAAATATAGGCCAAGATAGCGAATATATCCTAAAAGAAAAGATCATAGAGACCATAAACAATTATGAGCCCAGAGCTCGTCTGATCAGTGTCACTGCAAAGGGATTCCCGGACGATAATGCCTATGAAGTAACCGTCGTATTTTCAGTTGTCAATAACATATCACCAATAACATTAGATTTCGTCTTAAGAAGAGTAAGATAAATGGCCAACACAGGATTCCTAGACGTCTCAGAATTGAGCTTTGATGGCATTAAAAGCAATCTCAAAGCCTTCATGAAGGCCAAGACAGCATTTAAAGATTATGATTTCGAAGGATCTAATCTAAATTCTATGTTAGACGTATTGTCATATAATACTTACATGAATGCTTTCTATCTTAACATGATAGGCAGCGAGATGTTCTTAGATTCTGCACAGCTAAGAAACTCGGTTGTATCTCATGCAAAAGCACTAAATTACATAGCCAGATCAAGGACATCCGCAAGAGCAAAAGTTACCTTTGCTGTCAATACCGGGGGAGATGTTCCTACCAATGTCGTTATTCCGGAAAATTATGTTATCAGGACAACTGTTGACGGCATAAACATGGATTTCACTACGGATGAAACTATAACTATCAACAGATCAGATGTGGGATATGTGACCGATTCTGTATATGTTTATGAAGGCAAGATTGTATACGAATTCTTTACTGTGGATGGGACAGTGCGATACTCGTTGAATTCTTCTAACATCGATACTAACAGTATCAAAGTAACAGTTATCAATTCAGCATCCGATTCTTCTAATACAATATACACAAAAGCAGATACGTTATACGGACTGACTTCAAATTCAGAAATATACTTTATCCAGGGCTACAATAACGATCAGTATGAGATAGTATTCGGTGACGGGATTTCCGGTAAAGCATTGGCTAACGGAAACATAATAAAGGTCAAATATAGATCTACAAACGGAGAACTGGGTAATAAAGCTGTTAACTTTGCGATATCTTCTGCAGTAGGAGATACTGCAGCATATACTGTGACTGTGACGACTAATATCTCTGCAGCAGATGGATCTGAGAGAGAAACGATAGAATCGATGAAACTAAATGCTCCTAGACATTTTGCTGCTCAAAACAGGGCTGTCACCAAAGAAGATTATACCACGCTGATCATCGAGAAATATCCTCAGATCAAGACAGTCAATGTATACGGAGGAGAGAATGCTGTTCCTCCTCAGTACGGCAAGGTCATCGTCAGCATGATTCCGTACGGAAATTTCCCTGTCGTCTCTACAGAACTAAAGACAGATATCGCAGCCTATCTGAGAACAAAAAGCATCACGACAGAACCCGTGATCAAAGATCCTGAATACATGTATATCGAAGTGCAATCTGCTGTTAGCTATAATCCTTCACTGACTACTAAAAGCATCCAGCAACTTAGATCTGATGTTTTAAGCAAAGTCCAGTTATATGAAACGACATATCTGAATGATTTCGGAAACGATCTTCGTAAATCCAGACTGTCTTCCATGATTGATTCCGCAGATCCTTCGATTGTCAGCAATCAGACAACAATTCGAACAATATACACGCTTGTTCCTGCAAAAGGTATCCAGCAGAGAATTAGTTTTTCTTTCTCCAATCCATTAGCAAGACCTTTGCGTGCTCCTTATATCGTCAATGAAACAGAATGTATCAAGAGCAGCCCGTTTGATTATTTCAAAGACGGTGTATATTACAATTCTACCACACCTCAGGGCCAGGTTACTTTGAGCGATGACGGCAACGGATTTATTAGATTGTATTATATAA